CCACCAACAACAGCAGATTCAAGAACATCACTAACATCACCACCCATGATGGCTGTTGTACCGCCAGCAATAATTCCACTTCCAATGGCTGTAGCAGCTAATGTGCTAACTGTTCCTAATCCAATAGCTGTAGCCGCAGCCGCACCTACTGCTGTTGCTGCACCTGTTAAAGCGGCTACTACTGCGACTGCTGGCATTTAAAACTCCAAAATGTAAACATTAACATCTTTGCCATCTACAACAGCTTTTTTCTGTTTTATAGGCAATCCAGTTAACTTAGCTATTCTTGAAAACTTATTGTCTTCGCTGTATGTGTAAGCAACTTTTGTCTTAATGTTCTTTAAATAATTTGTTAAATCTACAAAGTCTTTAACCAAGTCCATTGGGTTTGCTTCAGTTCCAATTGTATGAATCTCAACAACACCCTTTCCTCGAACAAGAACTAAAAAAAGAACATTACCAAGGTGAACTAATTTTGCGCCTTTTTCTTGCACAAGTGTAGCTAACTTAGACAAAGCCTTATCAGCTTCTTCTTGTGAACCTAGTTCTTTAAGAAAATAGTCATTGGCAATTTGTGCAACAACTTGTTGCTCTTGTGCATCTATGGTCATCCTCTTATCTCCACATTAGATGTAATGCCAGCACCAATTTTCATTGCTTTCAGTTGTGCTTCTGCTTCAAACTCTTGTTGCTTCATAGCAAAGTAAGCCTGTTGTTTCTCACGCTCTAATTGCAACTTAGCAGCTTCCTTCTCACGCATCATCTGCATTTCAAGAACAGCCTTTTGTTGTGCCATCTCCATGTCAATCTGTTGTTGCTGTTGCTTCAACTGAATGTCAGTCTGTGCTTTGGCTTGGTTAGACTGTATCTCAGCCTGTGTCCTAGCCATAATTGCTTGAACTTCTGGAGGCATTTGTTGCTGCTGTGGAGGAGGATTACTCAACGCTTGGTCTTGCTCTGGCGTAATAGGCTTGTAGAACTCAGCAGAATCTTTGAACCCTGCAATCTCAACCATGCGTCCCAATGTGCCACGATACTGAGCAGGTGAAACGTAAGGGTTAGCAGGGCCGTACTGAGCAATCAACTGCTCTTGTTTAGCAAGAACCATAGACAACATAGCCATCTGCTCTTGTCGGTTACCTGCACCTAAACCAACATTGATAGACACATCATATTGGTTAGCCCATGTTCTAGGGTCAAACTCTACGAACTCACCACGCATACGAACCATTCGTGCTTTGTCTTGGTACTTGCAGAGTAAATGCAAGATGCCTTGGAACAAAGACTTAACGCCTGTCTCAGCAAAGATTCGAGCCATTAGTTCAATCTTACCTGCGCCAGCTTGTTGCATTGAAGCTACCGCAGCAGCAGTCACGTTCTGCAAGATAGCAGGGTCTAAACCTTGTGAAGCATCAGATACACCAGTACGCTTAGACTGTACTGTGTCCAGATACTGAAGCATTGGGAAAGCAGCTTGCGCTACGTTCTGAACAACCAACTGTTGAACAGCACCCTGTGATTTAGCCCTGATAACACCACCTGCGGTAGATGTAAGCAAGTCGTCAAGGTTTACTTGACCTTCAACAGCAACCACACGAGCATTGTTTGTCAGATATAAGTTATCCAACATCTGACGAGTGATAGTAGTCTTGATTAACTGTAGGTCAACTGTTCTGTCAGCTAACGAGTTACCAAAGAACTTGTGTGGAATTGGAATAGGACAGATTGAGTGGAAAGGAACATAGTCCACTTCCTCAACCATCTCCTTACCATCTTCATCTTGCAGAATCTCGTTAGAAGCGTAAAAGACTTGAGTCAGAGCAGCAATGCCCTTTCCGTTCATATCAGTTTTGACATAACACTCAAAGACCTCAATCTCTTGCATTGAGGGGTCATCAGTCTGTGTTTGGTAGGGTTGCTCACCTGCTGCGTAACGAGCCACACGCTCTGGTGTGTATGCCAAAGCATCACCCATCTGCAAACTTTCTACCTGTTTCTTGTTGAAACCCATAGCAACCAAGTCACTACGAGTCAACATCTGCCTGTGGGCTACGAAAGGTGAGTCAGCAATAGTTCTAGCCTTCTTGCTAATCAAGAACTCCTCTGGGGGTACGTTCTCAATCGTTACTTTGCCTGACTTTTTCTTTTGTTGCACCACAACATTGTGTGTAGCACTCATCACAGGCATACCCATAGGGTCTATAACTGGTTGTCCCATTGGGTCAATAATTGGAAACTCTGTCGTATCTTGCTCGACAATCTCCATAGTCTCATCACTCATCAGCATTGCTAACTCATCATCAGACAAGTCAAAGTAACGCTCTTTTGTAATGTCTTCTTTGTTTTCCCAATACGCTTTAACGATGCCGTTCTTCTGCATCAAGGCATCTTTGAACCAATCATGCAGAATGGCTACACCAGCGTTATCACGATTGAAAACCCAATTGCAGTAATCAGTAGCTTGCTTTGCAGAGGCTTCATCCCTTGGGCCTTGTGGCTCAAAGACTACGATATTGTCTGAGCCTGTAAAGATACGAACTAAGCTAGGTAGCGCACCATCTATCGCTTCTGCCACTTCTCCAGTAACGATTTGAGACTTACCCTCAACTTCATTACCATATGGCTGTCGTAGATAAGCCTCCAGAGCCTGTTTGCGTTGTTCAACAGTTTCACTTTCAATAAAGCCAATTGCATCATCAATCTCTGACTGTAGTATTGACTTCAGTTCGTTCTGTTCCATGTTTGTCCTTTGGAGGGCGACCCATTCGGGGTTTGTCCAATTGTAATGCTTTTACCACATTTTCCAACATTTCAAGACGCTTTTCAAGTTCTTTTACTTTAGGGGCTAGATTTACCCCTTGCATTGATACATACATCAGACAATCCATTTCGGAGTTTGGTTAATCGGCTTATCCCACGTTGAATGTCCTTCATCCAATCCAAGGGCTAAGTAGCGGAATGAGTCAGAGCCATGACTAGACCAATCGTGTAGTGGTCTTTCATAGAATATCTTACGCTTCTCATCGTAGTCTCTGCGGTAGTTTCTCAGGCAGTTCAGTCCTGTTTGCACTTTAGGCACGTTAAACCAACACCTTGGCAGCAACCTTCTTACAGCTTGGATGCCATCGTCTAGTCCCATTCTGGGACTAATCTTAACTTCTAGTCCAGCTTCCTCAAGCATTTCTAGTCTACTTTTACCTGTGCCTAACTCCCTAACTCTAACGTCATGGGGCAATATATGCTCTGCTTTTAGATAGTCGTTGTCCTTAATCCACTTAACGTAGTGGTCTAATCCAACTCCATGATTCTCGTAGTAGTCCAGTAATCTGACCTCAGTACCCACTAACTGAGCCACCCAGATAGACGTAGAGTCGCCCATGCCCAAGTCCCAAGCAGTAAAAGTCCTACTCAGTTCCTCTCTGGGAATCTCTTGCATATGCTTCTTGTCTTCTAACTCGTTGAGGATTTGCCCATAGTAAGAGCCTTCTACGGCAGCGTCAAAGCTACACTCAAACTCTTGGCGGTATTTATCCTCACCCATCTCATTCTTAGCAGCCTTCAGTTCTACATCATCTACCACCCCTGTCTCTGAGGCTTTGAACTCTAGCAAACCCCATCCTTCTTCTTTCTCTGCCCTGTCTCGCAACTCTTTAAAGTGGTTGTGACCTTTGGGTGTGCCAATGAATAAGCACCAGCCTTTCCTGTCAGCTAGTGCAGGTCTAACAATGTCTGTCCATATCTTAGGATTCTGGTCACCAATCTCATCGAGAATGACCCCATCGAAATATTGTCCTCGGAGTGTCTCTGGATTGTCTGAGCCAAACAACTGGATGCGCCTACCCCAGAAGTCAACTCGTAACTCAGAGATATTGCTAGTGCCACCCAGAGGCTCTGAATACTTCACAAGGTAGTCCCATGCCACCCTCTTAGCTTGTCCGTATGTAGGGGCTATGTAGGCGTATCTAGGGGCTTCCTTTTGGTTGAGCAGAGCATCCTTGATTAAGTGGTTAATCGCAGAGACTGTCTTACCCATGCGCCTATGAGCAACAACAACGCCAAAACGCTTCTCATCCATTAACTCATGGATAGCAAGTTGTTGTTCTCTGGGTTTGTAGGCTATCTCGATTACTTCTGCCATTGGACGCTTATCTGAATGTCTTTACCTTCTTCTCCAGTTACTTGGAGTGGTAAGACCTTACCGATTAGTCCCATGAAAGCCTGTGGATGGCTCTCTGCCTTCTCTACGAGATAAGCAACGCCACCTGCGCCCTCTAGTGCCTCCAGTATCATCTCTCTAAGAACAGCATTGCCCTTGTCAAGACTTCCCTTTGGTCTTCCTGCGCCTTCTCGTGCGCCACCACGATATGAAATGTTTGATTGTTTTTCAATCATTTTGTTTGACTCCTCTAGGGTTGGTCAAGGTTGCTATACAAAGAATAATGTGAGATAATTATAGTTCAATATTGTCTACAAAGGTAAATATGAAAGTCATCATAGACAGACCAAGTCCAAGCGTCCTAAACATTGACCTTGATGAAGAAGCCATGAAGTTATCTAACGATGACTTGTCTATCCTACTGGAAGACGCAAAGCGCAACATAGAGTCAATGCTTCTCAGTCTCTACGAATCAGTCGAGTAGACCTTTGCTCTTTTGTTCTGCTAGGTATCTGTAGTAACGCTCAATCATTGGCTCATCGACAATTTGTGATACACCCTCTTTGCGCTTCTCAAGTGCGCCAAGAATCATATTTCTGATGTCGCCTGTCTTGCCAGCAAACTCATTGCCAAGCAAACCAAACTTTTCTGCCAACAGCACTTCAACTGGTAGGCTTTGACCAAGTGTGCCTTCGTATTGTCCAGTAAAGTCTGTATTGTATGTTCTGTTAACTGATGGACGTAAACTCATTCCTTCTGGCGTAGACAGAATTACTGTATTGCCTACATAACCCTTTGGCACACCAACTAATGCAGGGTCTGTCAATGCTGCGCTTACGTCTTCAGCGTTAAAGCCAAACTTCTCTTGGTTTTCTTTTAGATAGAACCTGTCCGTAATTGCTTTACGCAACTCACCTGCTGTCGAGTCTACGCCTTCACCAGAATACATCTGAATTCTGCCTTCTTCAGACATGATTCCTTTAAAGTCTTTAAATGGATAGCTTACCTTTCGGTCTTCGCCTTTTCCTTTAGCTACTTTAAAGTTTCTAATACTATCGTCAAACTCTTTAAGAGATGCTTTTGAAAGGTTTGCTTTGTCTGCAAAATTCAGTAAAACCTCAACAGGCATTACAGAAAAGTTCTCTGAGCCAGAACCCATTGTTACTGGTAGGTGCAAAATCTCACCAGTTCCACCAGCTTCTACGTTTTCCATTCGAGCCATCTTATCTCTATCTCGGATACGCTTTGCAATACCCAAGTTAGATGCGCCAGCAATACCCTGCTCAATATGCGCCAAGTCTCTAGCGTAATCTTGGCCACCATGAGTAATGATTGGGCTGGCCAATGCTTCATCGGATACACCAAGAATTTTATAATTTCTGCTTGTGCTATCCCAAGGCATAATCATTACGCTTGAGCCTTGGTAGTCTTCTAATTTAAGTGGTGTTTTGTCTAACAATCCACCCATGAACTCACGCTCAAACCTTTTACCTACAGAGGGGTCAGGTTTTAATGGCGTTGATTGACGATAGACAGCACTTTGCGTACCTTGAGCCATACCCTGCAACATTTCAGCAGGTAAGCCACCACGTTCCATAATCTGTGGCACTACTCTCTCAGCTACTCGCTCACCTGCTCTACCAGCAGCCATAGCTGCCCTATTTGCACCAGATGGTACTGGCGACAGGGTTAACAATGCTTCAGCAGTCTCAGGCTTTAGCAATGGTACGTTAGCCCTGTTGATGTTGGTCAATGCGTCTAGCAAGCCTCTAGGACTATCTGCGTATGCTGCTCTCTCTACTGTCTTAGGGATTCCTGTGCTTTCCAACAAATTACCCAGACCTTGCAGTTGCTGAGTACGCTTCTTGTCTTGCATAAACGCAAGCAAGCCTTGGATGGCATCGTTAGTTAACCCTGTAAGTGGGTTAGCGTAAGGAGTAGCCCTAAGTTCAGCCATTACTTCATCCTACCCATTTTCTTAGCAGCTTCTGCAATAGCAATAGCAATAGCTTGGTCACGGCTCTTTACAACCTTACCGCCTTTACCTGAGTGCAGAGTACCTTCTTTATACTCACC